AGTTTGCTGCCGCGAGCAAGCCACAGAGTGCCGATAATGTTGTCGCTGCTTAGTCGGTTTATTAAGCCATTTGCAGGTTATTTACTTGTCGCCGCCATCGGGATTGCGCTCACTATGGCGGGCGTTATTTATCAGCAACAAGAGCGACTTAGTAAGTTACAACAGGCGCAAGGTTCAATGCTGCAATCGCTGACACAAACATCACAGTCCTATTTTGACTTAAAGCAGCTATCAGCCGAAAACCAGCAAGCGCAGGCAGAGCTGCGAACGCAGCTAGCCAGCGTGAAAAGCACGAGCCAATACCGAAAAAACAAAATTGAGGAGCTAAAAAGTGAACTTAGTGATGTTAAAGCCTGGGCTGATACTTTGTTGCCTGATGCTATTCGCCGGCTGCACCAGCGCCCCGCCATTAGTGGCAGTGCAGAGTACCGTCGTTGGTTGTCCACTCGTGATCCCTTGCCTATTGCCGGCGAGCAACCCCATCAACAACCAAGGGATAAGCAGTGAGCTCGATACCTGCGAAACGGCTTGGCATGACTGCGCCGCGCAAATCGATATGATCATCGACTGCCAAACTAAACAGCAAGCCAAAGACTTAAGCCAGACTGAAGGGAAACGCAATGAATAAACCGGCGCAGCTGCGTGAGCTGTTATCTCGCCACGTTCCCCACTTGCAACAAAATCCTGATTGCCTGCACGTATTCATTGAGAAAGGCAACATCATCGCCACCGGTGCAGGGCAAAATCTCAGTTTTGAGTATCAATTCAACTGCGTATTAATCGTGACGGACTACGCCGCCCATGCGGATACGCTTATCGTGCCGATTTTAGGCTGGCTTGCATCGCAGCAACCCGAGCTGTTATTTAACCCGGACAAGCGCGAGTCAGGGTTTAAATTCAAAGCCGAAATCATTAATCACACCACTGCCGACATCGAAATTGTGCTGGCATTAACTGAGCGAGTAAAAGTTGTTGCGGGTGATGATATGCAGCTTGAAGTGACGCACTTACCTGAGCCCGTTTTCAATGACGAAGCGATTGATTGGACGCTTTACACCAATGGAATTGAAGTGCCATGGCCACCGACGATTTAAACCGACTGAATGAGTTGTTTGACGGGCTAATACAACAATTATCCCCTGCTGCGCGCAAGCAACTAAGCCGCGATATTTCAAGGCGCTTACGAGCAAGCCAGGCGCAGAGGATTAAACAAAACAATGCCCCAGACGGCTCGGCGTTTGAGGCTAGAAAGCCCCAGCCTACGTGGGCTAAAAGGCTAGGGGCTATTAAACGAAAGCTGATGTTCCAGAAAATCATCAGACAAAAATACTTAAAGGCCGAGTATTCAGCATCAGCTGCCAGTGTTGGGTTTACGGGGTTTATTTCCCGCGTAGCGACCGAGCATCAATACGGGCTTAGAGGGCGGATAAACGAGCGGATATCGGCACAATATCCGCAGCGGGAGTTGTTAGGGTTCACCCTTGATGAACAGGACATGATAGAAGAGGCTATCGTAAGGCATTTTAGCGATCATGTACTAAATCCATCATCCAACTAAAAACTCAAACAGCTTTGAGACAAATGCATGTTAGCTCATCAGCTATAACTGGTGAATTTCAAAAAATTTCTATTGGGTAACGTTTGGTTAAGGGGCGGGCTTTAGCCCGTCCCAGTGAGCGAAGCGAATGGTTTGAACCTATTGTTAGTCGCGCCTCACCACGAAGTAACTTCATAGATCACTTCACTAGCTGACGGCTCATCTGAAAGGAAACCGCTGCTAGTTTCAAGGATAGCTGCATGATGCCCGTTTTTTGAAGCAATGGCCGCCTGATCGATACCGCGTAATGACATGACCCTAAATGCATCAATGGCTGCCGAGCGGGTGAAAACGTAGCCCGGAAGTCTGGAGACCCATGACCCAGCGTCATTAAAGGCAACCCCATTGCCGCCATCCAAGACCAAGACATATTCACCTTCGGGTAGCCTTGAGGCCCAGCGGAAGAAGCTCTCTAACGCCTTTTCTTTGAAGGCCGTTAGCAAAACATTTGAGCCAGCCATCAGCAGGTGGCTGTTCTTATGTAGTTCTATAGACTTGTGGATTACCGGCGAGAACAACGCTGATAACTCTGGATGATAGATTGCCTCGGCCTTCTCAAACTCTGACTTGAGTTGGCTAGGTAACGATGACAGAAGCCCATTAGCAGCTAGTCGTTGAGAGTTCTTAGTAGCTAAGTCGAAGAGCTTTCTGTTTGTATGCATCTTAGTGGCTAACGCCCGCCTAACAGGCGTAAAACGCTTGGCTAAAATTAGGAACGAAGTGACGCAAGCCAAGCTTTTTACGTCCTTTGTTGAGGCGCTTGTTATACGTTTATAAACCTAACCGTTCGAACTCTGCATTCATGAATTGAATTTTAAATCCAATACCTATACCTGAGTTTGCATTAGCCTCTATTACCTGAGACATAGCCCCCAAGCCTTGCGCCATCATGTTTGCGAATTGCCCAAAGTCTATACCCATTATCAGAACTGAGCCACGGTTTGCGATACCTGCACACTGGTTAGCTAATTGTGCAACTTGCTGCCCAAGAGTTTGTAAAGATTGACCACCCAAAAAACGGCGTTGGGTAACTATACCTACAAGCTCTCCAGCATTGTTTACAATCGGGCCACCAGAATTTCCACCATTAACAGAGCCGTCGATGTAAAATGCATGTTGTTGAACTGGGCCCGAAACGATTGCTTCGTGAACTAACAAGTCATGAATACCGTGAGGAAAACCAGCAAATAGTAATTTAGATCCTCTAACTGCCACAGCGGTTAAGTTGGGTTGAAGTACATTTCTATTAGCAGGTAACGGATCTTGCAACTCTAATATTGCAAAGTCGTATTGTGTTTTATCGGAGTGGCTCAATAAGGTTGCCCTTAATTGTGTTCCGTTTTCTGTAATCGCGACAATTGGCTGATTATTTAACAGATTTGGCTCAATCACATGGTGGTTAGTAACTACAATATTGTTATTGCGATAACTAAATCCACTACCAGAGCTTACTCCGCATTGAATTCTAAAAGTTGAATCGGCTAATCCTTGATGCATAACTACCTCCCTGAAAAACGTATAACGTCTTAGTATTTATGCGCTGCGCGTTTACCTCATTAGACCAGTAAAAACGCGCATCATTAACTGTCTGTATTGCAAAGAACTTATCAGCTTTTTATCTAATACACCATCCGGAAAAACGCGCATGCGCGTTTTTCAAACCTATTAACTAATTTTGGGAAAGTTTATGCGAATGATTTTTAAGGGTTTTATAAGTTTTAGGCTGGATAAACGCGCAAACTAATGAGTTTAAAAACACTCAAAAGCATCTAAATTTAAATACGACTGTATACCCATACATTGTTAGTCGCTTTACGATAGGGCCAAACATTTGGTAAATAGATGAGATTTTGTAGGGCAATTCATTCGTCAGTTTTCAATTCACTAAATGAATGCCAGCCAGCTTTGGGGCAGAAAAGATTTTAAACTTATATCTTGCGCTATAACTTCCCACATACCACCCAAACCGCTAGCGGCTAGTCATACAACTGGCAACCATAGCCGCATGAACACTGCCGCAGCTATTGCTGAACTCACACGCCGTATCGATAACCTTTTACGCATTGGCACCGTTGCCGAAGTGAAGGGTAATGTGTGCCGCGTAAAAACCGGTGAGTTACTCACCCAGTTCCGCCCATTTTTTACCCGCCGTGCTGGCACAGCAAAAACCAGTTGGCGCCCTACAGTAGGCGAGCAAGTCATGCTGTTATCGCTTAGCGGCGACCTTACAAACGCCTATATTCTTCCCGCGCTTTATAGCGATGAAAACACCGAGCCAGACGATAACAACAATCGTGAACGCACAGTGTATCCCGATGGTGCTGTGATTGAGTACGACCCAGCTACTAGCGCGCTTAGGGTGACCAGTATTAAAACTGCCAACGTACAGGCGAGCGAGCGAGTGACTATCGACTGCCCAAACTCTGAGTTTACGGGCAATGTGTTGGTTAAGAAAAAGCTCACTGTAGAACAGGGCGCTAAGGTTACTGGGGCAATTGATCATTCAGGCAAGCTGACCAACAACGGCGGTATGGCGATTACTGGTGGCGCAAATATCGACGGCATTAATTTTGGCACCCATAAACATGGTGGTGTCGATACAGGCTCGGGCACTTCAGGAGGCCCGCAATGAGCGCCAATGAAAAATGGCAAGGTATGAATCGCTTTACTGGCCAAAGCATTAGCGAGTCGCAGCATATCAGCCAAAGTATCCAGGACATATTAACCACGCCATTAGGTTCGCGCGTGATGCGTCGAGACTATGGTAGCACTATTTTTGAACTTATCGACCAACCCCAAAGCGCTGCGATAAAGCTGCAGATTATGGCGGCGGCAGTTATCGCGCTAACCCGTTGGGAGCCGCGTATTCGCATTACTGAGATTGAAATTATCAGTGGCGGCAACGACGGCAAAGTGCAATTCAACTTAGTGACCGACCGCATCGACACTCAACGCGCCCAATTATTCGAGGCCACCTATGGCTGAGCTCATTGACCTTTCTAAAGTTCCTGTGCCTGACATTATCCAGCCGCTGAGCTTTGAGCAGCGCTTTGCTGCGCTCAAGCAATTACTGATTGATATCGACCCCAGCTATGAAGCTGTGGTGGCGCTAGAATCTGACCCTGTTACCAAATTGCTGCAGGTATTTGCCTATCGTGAAATGCACTTGGTTGCGCAAATTAATGATGCCACTCGCGGTAATATTTTAGCCTCATCAACGGGTAATAATTTGATCGCATTAGGCTCACGTTATGACCTAGCGCCATTAGTTATCCAAGCGGGCAATCCAACTGCAGTGCCGCCAATCCCTGAAATTTTAGAGGATGAGCAATCCTTTAAACGCCGCGTACAAATGGCATTTGATGGCTTAAATACGGCGGGCAGTATCGACGGTTATATCTTTTTTGCGCTGGGCGCCGATGGCCGCGTGGCTGATGCCAAAGCCGTGAGTCCTGAACCCTGTGAAATGGTGGTCACCATTCTGTCTATCGAGGGTAATGGCACAGTTAGCAATGAGCTTCTTATTAAGGTACGTGACGTTTTTGGCATGAGTGCCGACGGTTTATCACAGTCAAACACCCCGTCAAAAGTGCGACCTCAGGGCGATAGAGTGACTATTCAGGGCTCTGGCATTGTTAATTACAGTGTGCAAGCCGTGTTGCAGTTGTTGCCGGGGCCAGATGCGCAAGTAGTGTTAGCTGCTGCTAATCAAGCTTTAGCACTGTATCAAAAAGAACAGCGCCGTTTGGGGGCTGATATTACCCGCTCAGGAATATTCAAAGCGCTGCACCAAAGTGGCGTCAATAACGTCAATCTGATTAGCCCATACGCTGATGTAACCGTGCTTGATCATCAGGCAGCCTATTGCACCAGCGTTAATATTTCGATTGGGGGTGTAGGTGAATAATTCGGTTTCATCGTTACTGCCACCCAACGCATCCCAGTTTGAGCGCGATATTGAGCAAGTGATCGCCGGCTCGCTGGATTTGCCCCTGTCTATTGCTGACCTGTGGGATCCGTTTCGCTGCCCATTGTCTTTGCTGCCTTGGCTAGCGTGGGCCTACTCAGTTGACCAATGGGCGGACAGTTGGCCTGAAAGCGTTAAGCGCCAGGTTGTTAACGATGCTTTCGATATTCATCGCCACAAAGGCACGCCCTATGCGGTGCAACGGGCACTTAATAGCTTAGGTATTAAGACCAATATCCTCGAATGGTGGGAAAGCGCTGGCAGCAATGTGCGCGGAACGATGAAAGTGCTTGCCTTGGTTAACGACAATATCACTGACGACAATGACGGGCTGATCACCGCCAAAATGCTCGCCATGGTGACAGAGGCCATTCGCAATGCTAAGCGCGGTTCGATCCATTTTGATGTTGAGCTCGGCATCTCATTCGAAGAGTCGCTTTCCATTGCTGCGGGCATTAGCCCTAGTGTCGGCATATCGGATATCGATGCCGATTCTAATGGCGTTCGCCCTGATGATGTTATTGCCTTAGCCGGCGTATTTGGCATCGAGCATCGTATCAACTGCATCGATACCAATTACCTGCTATCTCCTGTGCTACCTGACGAATTGTTATTTACCCATAGGCTTGCGGCGGTGTCGCATCAACTAATCATCTCTGAACACGAATTAACAGGAGTTGTGTAATGGCACTCACATTGCAATTTACTGAGGCGGGCCTTGCCGCTTGCTTATCAGCAAAAGACAAAGGGCTAAAAGCCGAGATCACTCACATGGCGTTCGGCTCAAATGCCTATACGCCATCAAAAAATCAAACCAAATTGAGCGCAGAGAGGGAGCGTATCGCTATCTCGGATTACCAAGATGGCG